GGTTCGCGTTCATCCACATGGTCTTTGATGACTTTAAATTCATCATGAGATACAGAAACTGTCTCCTCGTAAGGGAACAACCCCTGTAGCCTGGAAGTCCACTCTTGTAGAGTGAACTTCTGATTGCCAAATAGGCGATCAGCAGACTTGCCAGGACCATGCCGTGGGATCAGTTCTCGGTCGTAGATTCTACGATCGAGACAGGAATTGACTCGTCTCCAGAGGAGACGAGCCATACGCCCGTAGTCCATGAGATCCACAGAGCTACGAGCGCGATCACCACGACGGATGTCTGACTCACACTCGACGTACGCCGAATACGCGGCCTGGATTCGTTCATTAGAACACTCCTTTTTGATTTTACCAAACGCCATAGTTACTTGGCGTACGGATTGAATCGCCGCAACATTGGGTACTTCGAGCAATTGCCCACTCCACCGGTCGAAGACCAGGTCCAATAACCCACCTAGAAAAATAGGGAGTTTACCTCGTTTGCGGAAACCCGCAAACAAGGAGGGACCGACTGCTCCTTCAGCCAACGCTTTTTGGAAGTCGTTGGCGAAGGCAGGCAGGGTTATCGTGAGAAACGATTCCCCCTCGGCTTCGAACCGAACCAAGGCCGTTTTAAAGTCTTGGCTGGTGCTAGTGTCACACCGACTGCCCGCATCCGCGAGCAGTCTCTGCAGAAGCAACATCAGGCTTTTCATCAATTCCTCCTATGGGGGTAGTTGATTCCGTAGCCATGACGTTGGTAAGGGGAGCCGGCCTTTTAGGCTAGCTCTCCCCGCCGATGATCTTGATCAGAAGGGCGTCAGTTGACGCGGTGAGGGCGGCAATAAGCCCCTTCACAACATCCTTCTGCTCAGTGACGGTCAGACCCACAAGTGGTGCATCGATGTTGACAAAAGCCGACATCGATGCTTCGCGGTTTACCCCTGCAAGCAGGGGGTCAGCCGCAATCTTCGAAAAGTCCAAGCGCACCGAACGGCGCACTCGGGTCTTATTCGGAGAGTGGGTAACCTTCAGGGCAACCGTACGGTCGTCTTTAGTAAAGACGCCGTGGTTGTCTCCCGAACCAGTACGGGGTAGCGAATTTGCTACCCCGCCAATGGTGACGGACTGAGGATCGGCAATTGCCATGGCATTACTCCTTGCAGTTCATTATTGAATTGTATATTCAATTGTGGATGCTACACTCGAGAAATCCCGAGAGCAGCGAGGATAGCCCATTGGTCAACAGAAAAGTCTGACGGGTTTAGGCCAAACCCAAAGGGTGATGCTTTCCC